TTTCTTCCACCTGTATCGATATTAATTCCGAAAGAAGGGAATAAAACTACACCCGCCCCGTGAGCATTCCCAGCTACTCCAAAATAAGAAGCACTCCAAGCATCTGCGGCAATGCTGTTTGTTCCGTTATTTATAGTTGCGGCACTATAATTATAAGTAAACGTAGAAGTAGAGGCAGAAGATTGCAAAATAATTAAATTTGGATTCTCGATTACATATTTACAAGTAGCCGATGGGGTAACAGACCAGTTAGTCCCTAAAGTATAAATGGGGCTTGTCCCGGCAGTATGTGAAGCTATAATTCTTCTTTGACCAACGGCTGTTGGATTAGTAGTGTCCTCTACAATTCTTATTTGAAAATTTCTATATTCATTTGCTAAAACTACGGCATCACCACCACTTAATTGTCCAGTAATAGTTCCCGCGGCAATGGCGGTTGCAACTAAACATTTTTTTGAAGTTCCGCCTGTATCATAAGTCCCTGACCCAGCTATAAGTCCTTCGCCAGGTAAAGCGTTATAAGGGACATATTGTTCATCTAATGCAATTGCACTAAAGTCCGTTCCAATTGTTGCCGGTAAGTTAGTTTGTGTTTTTGTTGCTAAAACATTTATTGCAACATCAAAAGATTTCCACGATCCACTTGCGAGAGTACCTGCCCCAAGCATAAAAACTCTGCCTGAGAGTATTTCGTATGTGTCTCCGTTAGCAGGGGTAAAAGAAAAAGCGACATCAACATCAATATCGGGAGTAGTTGTGCCAGTATTCCCGACTATCCATCTTTCTTCAGTTTTGCCAGATGCCTTCCCCATAACTCTTATTCTATATCCATATTCACCACTACCACCACGATTTGCAAGCATATTTACACCGGGTGCAGCAGCTAACACGGTTGATGTCTTTAGTTTTGTCGTAGTTGATCCAGTTGTAATAGTCCCTACTAAAGCCTGAGATGGTGCAAATACAGCTCCAGCCCCAGCCCCAAATGTTCCGGCTAATGCAGGCGAAACAATGAAGTTCCAAGCCTTTGTGATAGCATTATAACGATTCAAGACCGTATTAGATGTAAGTTGATAGATAAATGGGTTTCTCGAAAGATCGTTTCTTAAATCAGAAGCGATCCCCATCCCTGCTGCGTGGGCATTAGGAGTGGGCGATACTTGTACCCACATTGCTCTATCAATTATTTTCTTAAAATTGTTTGCCATTAACTTATTGTCCTTCTTTGTGAGTTAGACCAAGCATTTATATTTGAGTTCATCATTAAAAGCCTACCTTGCATAGAATCAATATTTACTAAACTCGTCGAAGAAACCGTAGCTGTGACTGACCCAGTAACCTGTGATCTTATTTGGTTTGCTGTTTTATCAATATAAGTAGGGTTTGCGATCATCCACAAAAGGTTCTTAATGGCAATCATTAAATCTTTATTGCTTATTTCATCGACTATGGTATCGAGTTCAGCTTTTGTAGAATCATCATAATAGATTAACAATTTGTCATTATTATCCATTGATGAAGTGTCATAAGATAAAGTAAGAATATTGCCACTAATTGTTCCGCCTTTTGTGGGGTCAGCGAAATTAAATATTATCGTACTATCTGTTGCATTTGTTATTAATAATATTGCGTCCAATCGGATAGTTGTATAATCACTAAAAGTAATCTGTTTTGTCGATTTGTTAAACGTATAATTTTCTATTTTTATCTTCATAATGCCACTGCCATCGCTACTGAGAATGATTGATCTGCTTTATTGTTCCAAACTGTTTTTTCAGCAGAACTAACTTTTACATAAGTTACACCATCAGCTATATCATCAAGAGTTCCGTCGAATCCGCCCGTCACAATGTAATGATACCCATTCAAAAGTACAAATTTATAAAAAGTATTATTATCAGCATTTGTTAAATAAATATCCGAAACAGATAACGGTATAAATTGCCCGCTTACAGATAGCTGGACTGTCTCGCCTGACTTAATATCTCCGACATATAAAATAAATTCTTTCCCTTCGGGGATATTATCAAGATGAATCCCCCCGCTTACAGCCCCCGGTCCTATGTACAAGACGTCATTGGTATTAGCAGGGCTATTAATATTTCCGTCACCATCCCAAACTAAAGAAGTATATTTCGGCTGAAGTCCAGATAAATCCTGGTTATCTGATCCCGAAGTATGCTTTTTAGAAATAGCATCCGCTATATCTGCATCTGCTTTAACTTCTTCAAGCGTTAATCCAGCTCCAGCAGAGATTTTTTCATCTATATATTCTACTCTTGGATCTTTCATACTTTTTCTAATATTACTTGCGAATGACTGTCCACTACTTTTTTATACCAAGCATTTTTTATCATTATATGCTCAATGTATATAATACCATCTTGTAAAAAATAAATAGTTCCGGTTCTTACATCTCTGGGATTAGGCAAAACTGTCCCGTATTCAGGATTTGGCGAAAAATAATTACCTAATTCTTCCCTATCTTCGTTTGTAAATGCCATTATCTACTTTGTTTTCCTCTATTAACCGGATAAAATTCCTGTCTAAAAGTCCCTAATTCGATTAAGCCGGCACCCGAAAACTGAACATATAACTTAGGCGTAGTCTTAAGTGAATCAGTATCTTTAGTCCTATCTTCATAGGTTTTCCAATCCGAACTATTTGCTGCATCTACAGCATCAGCAAAAGTATTGGTGACTGCTGAATCTGGCTCCACAACTGTAATAGTTAAGGTTTTACCATCTTGTTTTTTATAGTTACAGTTATTTTTTGTAAGCCTAATTAAACTTATCCCATCAGGTACTTTGAATGTTTTTGTTCTTACTGCAGGTACTATATCAACGTTACTTCCCGTACTTGTATCAACCGTCCCGGTTCCGTAATAAAGAATATAATCAGCATTAGCAAGCAAAATCGTTCCTGTATTGCCTCCGTGCTGTTTTATGCCTAAAACCAAACTTAAATAAATAAGATCAAATTTATACCAAGTCTTAAGCATTAAGTCCCAAACTAACAAATATTGTCCCAAAGTTGCTGTAAGTGAAGTAGAAATTGACAAAATATACCATCTTTTACTTATGGTTGCTGCTCTGAAATAAATTGTTGGTGTTGCCAAAGTATCTTTAATTGTTTCACCAATATCATCTAGGTTCATTATGCCATTCCCAGCATTGCCACGATAAATTTTATTGTAATGTACAAAATAATAATCATTACCTTGTTTTCCGATAGAATTAGGTTCGCTACATCCTATATTAGTAGAAACCTTTTTTACCCACCAATTTGAAGGTGAACCACTTGTATAGATTTTACAAATAGAATTTTTCTTAAAAATGAGAATGCCATCATTATCATCCTCAATCCCGGTAATTTCATCACCATCATCCGGGAAAATATTTCTAAGATTTTCTAAGGGATAATGTGCCGGCTGTCCTATTTCTGAAAAAGCTAACCCACAAGGAGAACTTTCTGATATTACATTTGTTACATAAGCGTCACCGTCTGCAAGCCCCTGATCAAACTCAGAATCAAATGCCGCACCTGAATAGATATAATTCGGGTCAAAACTGTATGTTTTATAAAAAGTCCCGCCATTTTTACTTCTATAAGCATCACATCTTACTATTGATTTATTCCCAAGTAAATAAGGGAATCCAAACATTCTTAAACTTGTTTCTGTAGTTCCGTTTAATGTCACTGTATTAGTATCATAAGGATCGCTTCTAAATCCTTCTGAATCTATAAATTCAAATCTATATTGATAATCCCCTGCTGCTAAAGTCCCGGCAATTGTACCTTTATCTAAATATGTTTCAAAACTTGCTGTCATTGCAACTGATCCGCCTAATCCATATTCAGTAGCATTAAACCCTGCTAAAGCATTTGATAAAGCCGGCATTATGAAGTTTTTTATGTTTCTTTTGATATTCCCGTGCCAAATTCTTTCTTTATGCAAGGTAATATATTTCGAGGCACTTGGGCAATTAATAAAATCAAATCCGTCTATGCCTAAATCAGTGTCGGCTTTTTGATCTAACCAATTAAAGGTTAAGTTTGGTAATTGTGAGTGATAATAAAATAAACTCGAATTTGCCTGAGTTCTAAATGCAACAATCCCAACTACCCTTGTGTCTGAACTGGCAGGCAGGTCCTTAAATCCTACTCTTTTATTTGTCCCATCGGTTGATCCTAAACTTGCAAGTCCTATCCTGTGCATAATCGGTTGGGAAGGTGGGCTAAGTTCTCCTGTAACCGTTATATAGCAGAAAACCCACATATAAAATGAATTAGCGGTTAGGCTACCTCCACTTGCATATCCTGTTGTAACTCCAGATACGTCCATTGGGGTTATTTCTAAATCAAATACATCTCCTAAAGTACCACCGGTAACTACAAAAGGAGCTACATTGCCTTCAGTGAAAATAAACTGATCTTCATAGGCTTGCATCCTATAAGGCGGGGTTCCCTTAGAAGTAACATCACTCCAACTACCTGTGCCATCAGTTGATTTTCTTAATTTACTGTTAATCCCGGCTAATAAATAATTAGTTCCTGCACTTGTTATTACTTCGTGTAATGATTTTACGGAATCTGACGAATCAACTTGATTAGTATTAAATCTTGCAAATCCACCTCGTTTTTTAATATGTCCTGTTTCATTATCTAAAACAGCATTTTCTAAACGAGTTAATTCAGTCTCGCTGAGTTCTTCCGGGGAAAGACTTTCATTTAATCTTGTAAATTTGCTTAGAGTTAAATTGCTCATTAATTCCAAACGCCTATAATTACGGTTAATACTGAGAAACTTGCATAATAAGTTAGTGTTATATTTCCTGCATCCACTCTATTTGCGTCTATATTATCGTTATTTTTCAAAATTAAAGTAGAACTATTAAACTCATTATCTGCTGAATTTATTGTTATTATACTTCCTGAATCGCTTAAGAATGCGGGTAGCGAACTCCATCCCTTCTGAGAGTTTACAACCATACTTGAGGTACCACCGGCTCCATAAGTAATCGTTACCCTTAAATATTTATTTGCACTATCAACTACTGCGTCATTTATCACGGAAGCTCCTGATGTAGAAACTGATTGATAATTAGTTTCTGAATGATCATTAAAGTCATATTCAAATTTTTCTCCATTATATTGAAGAACTTTAAGTAAGGCTAATTCTCTTTCATATTGTACTTCGATATCAGCAAAAATTTGTTTTAGCATACCTAAAATTATTGCTTTTTCATACTGTTGAGGCAAAGTCAGATTCCCTGAGAAAACAGATCCATTAAATACTCCAAAATCTTGTGAATTACCCGCATTTGGTGAATATAATCCAAAATTATAGTTAGCCTGGATATAAATTACATCTGTTTCGGAAATATCAGGCGTGGGGAATAAGAGTAATTGTGCTGTGGCTCCTTCTTGAAGTATCGCGTATTTATATGGCTGTCCTGTTTGGGAACTTTGTTTTTTAATCCATTCCGTAGTGGTTTTTTCCAATACTATATCGCTAAATTTTACTACTTTAGGATTAATCAACTGAGAAGAAATGCTATAAGCACTCGTTCCGCCTACTGAATCATAAGTTGCTGTTAATTCAATTGCCCCGAATCTTTTTTGTATATCTGAAGTAACTTCAGATAACATTAATGCTTTTATTTTAGCATTAAGATCAATCTCTTTAACGCCTCTTTTAGCACACTCAATTTTATGTTTTACTTCAAAAGCGTATATAATTTCTGATAGTATCATTTTATTGTAACTTTACATTTGATGGTTCTTCCTGTTTAACAAAGGCAAAAGAATTAAATGTTTCTTTAATATCCTTTGTTAATTGGTTTATTGCCTCAATTTTACTTTGTAATTTCTCTAAAATAGCATCAATTTCAATTAAGGCTTTCTTAATAATAAAATCCTCATAATTTTCCGGCACTGTGGTTGCATCTGAATCCGCGGAAAGATCAGTAACAGTTTTATAATAAACTGCCGTTCCTGCTGTGATTGTGGAGGGTGAAATATATAAAATATTATTTTTCCTTGAAAAAATAGGCTCATATTCTGTTGGTGCAAGGAAAGTATTTCTTAAGTGATCAATTAAAATGTCATCATCTACATATCTTGCAATCCCGTTATTAGTAACCCCTGTAGTTTCAATATATTTTATTGCATCCCTACCCTCGAATAATCTTCCAGGACAATCACTTGACAAATCGGCTGTTTTTACACTTTGGTTAGCTAACGTACCGGATGAAAGGGTTAAACTATCAGTTGCTTCCCATTGCTTAATACCTAAGTGTGCAAGTTGGACCTGCACAAATTTATATCCGTCATTAACTAATCTTATAAGAACTGCCTTTGGGAAGTTGGGATTGCTTTTTATTTCGGGTCTTTCAACTTTTAATAAGTCAAGGTATTGTATTAAAGTTCGCTTTGCCATTATTTAATTCCTTGTAATTCAGTAAAATATTCTTGCATTTTTACTTGCGCCAAGTCAGTTCTTTCCTGTTTGAACATCATTTGTGCAACTGCATAAAAAACTATTGCATTATGAGTTTGTACCGGGAGTGTAGGTTCTGTTCCACTTGCGATAGCTGAAGGCACTTTTAAGTAGTTTAATGAATAAGCACCAGTCCCAGAAACGGTAGGTAAAAAATAAAATTTCTGCCCGGAACTGTAAACTTCGTAAACTATGGGGTCTGTATTTGTCGCAGCTAAAAAACTATTGTTGATATCGTCAAACATAACTTCTGATAAATGGTAAATCCTGCATTTATAGAAAGTGCCCACAAGCCCACCTGTATAAGCGAAAGAAGCACCTAATAAATGCCAATAGTCAGCAGGTTTGGCTACCAATCCCGTAGTAGTTGTGTTTACTTCATTAAAATAAAGTGGTTCCAAAGGCTGTGGGATAGCAATAGCGTGATCTTGTTGTTTTTGCATCTTATAGATACCTAAGAAATAATTTGCTACTGCTTGCTGGCCATCGGCTAAAGCTGAATAAATTTCTGTGTCCGTCCAGAATCCGGCACTACTTTCGTCTAAAAGGGTTCTACAACGGGCTAACATATTTGCACTTGTCATTATACCTTAACCTCATTTAATAACAATTCTTCTAATTTAGGGTAAATATTATCAATGCTGTAATTATCAACTACAAATTTTCTGCATTCTTCTGGATCAATCGGATTTTCTAACAAACGTCTAAAATCTTCAATGCTATTATAAATCCATTCTTTTTTATAGACTTCATCAGATCCAATCCAACCTCTAATTAGAGGCGATAATCCACAAGCCATTCCTTCCATAATCGTCATACCCTGCGATTCTCTTAAGGAAGTGTTTAAGATAAAACTTTTATCCTTATAAAAATCGTCCATTGCGGTATCGTATTTCCATTCGTTCATAAATACATTCTTTGGCATTTTATGATTGAAATAATCCGCAATATCATCTTCCTGGTATCTTCCGGCTAAGTGAAATTCATATTCCGGAAAACTTTCGGCAAGAAGGACCAATTCTCCAATACCTTTTTTCCTTGTTAAGTACCCGGCAAAGGCTATTTTATTATTTCTTTGTTTATTTGGTTCAATTTTATACCTATCTACCTCTACTCCATTAGGGATAACAACAGCACCTTTTACTTTACCATATTGTCGTTCAACATAATCTTTAATGTAGTGATCAATAAAAATAACCTTATCAAATTTGTTGAGGTCAAGTTTTTTAATTGTGTCTGAAAAGGCTTCGTATGCGTGTAATCTTAAAATCTTATAAGCATCAATACTAGCATTTTGAATTTCCACTGCTTTTTCATTAGCCCATTCAACCCAAATAACTTTTGCTTTATTTACCGTTTCTTCATTTGTATGCGGACTTATAATAATATTCTCCTTACCTACTTTTTTAGCGAATCTTTCTGTAATTGAATGAAGAAAAATTCTATTTGAGGTAAGAAAATAATAATCGGCAGGTTTTTCTATAAAAGTAATGTCTCCAGCACAACTAGGCAAATTATGCTTTCTATAAAAATATGAAAAAGAATATTCAACAATCGTTACTAAATCGCCACGTTTAATAGCTTCTTCCTGATATTCTCTATCAATACCTTTTCTTAACTTTTCATTAAAAGGATATTTAAGAAGATAATCTCTTTTCCACATCCCTGTGTGTTGTCTTGCTAATGCTGTTTTTTTGCCTGTTTCATCTTCAAATGCAGTCATAAAATTTGAAACACATTGAACTCTAGAATTTTTTATCTTTTCAGAATTGAACCATCGATATAATAATTCTGCTGTGTCAAAACTTAAAAAGTCGTCATCCCCTAAAAATAAACAATAATTTGTTGTTGCTTGGATTACGCCTTCATTCCAACACTCCCCTATTGTTTTTAAGTTATCTGTATTCGGTATTACTATTGTTTCAACTGGTATATTTTGATTAATTGCTGATTCAATTGCTCCGTTAACCCATTCTGGTTTAACTTTTGATCTACTATCAATAATAATAATAGAAATTAATGGTTTTTGCTTTATCATACAGTAATATGTCTCCAAGTTGTATTATGCCATACATGATAGAATGTATTTCTATTTATTGCCCCATTCTTAAATGTTTTATAAACTTCAAAAGGTGTTTTAGCCCCTCTTTTTTTCATTGTCCTAATATATTTAACAATCTCATTAGTCAATACAGCTAATCCTTGCTTTTCACCTCTGGAAGTATTTTCTTTCATTTTCTTTAATTGCTCTTCTGTTTGCTTATACTTTGATATTTTTGCTTTATGTTCAGAACTTAATTTTCTATTTTGCCAATAATGGCTATGATTTTCTCTCATCCTTTGCTTATGAATATTGGTCATTACTCTACCTTTTAAGGCTTTTGAAATTTTTTCTTTAACCTCATCTGGTATAATCTTGCCTTTATTAATTATAGATAATTTTTTCTTAGTTTGCTCTGATAATGGGGAGTTACTTCCGCCTTCTCTAATATTATAACCAAGTTCAACATTAGTAGTGCTTAATAATTTAATATAAAATTTTTCCCAAAAATTTAATTCTTCTATATTATTACACTCTTTTAATACCGTCCATTCAAAATTATTATGCCCATATTTTCTTAATGCTTTACCTAATAAATTTTGATCATATTTATAATATCTTTTTCTAAATTTAAGAGAATGTATTGTTTGCCCTACATAATTTTTATGATTGATTTTATTATGGACAAGATAAATAATCATAAATTTACCTCACCAATAAGTTCAACATTAACTTCTCCGGTAATTACTTGGACTTTATCACTTCCACTTTCAAAATATCTAATTTCAACTTTAATGGTATAGTCCCCAGGGGCGGTATTCCCTGCTAAATATGTTTTAGCAAAATTAACTTCTCCAAATTCTTGTATCTTTTCTTCATTTGGATTAAGCATAAGGAAATATTCGTGAGGCTTAAATTGATCAACTATTTTATCTTGCCAAAAACTCTGGAAACGATAGGAAAGACAATAAAATATCTTGTCTGAAGTGTTCTTTAGATTGAATACAATCTTTGCGGTTTCTTCTTTAACTGCATTGATCTGTAATTTAGAAATGCCAAGTTCAAAAAACATAAAGTTCCTTTCTTTATAAAAAAATATTAAGAGAGGACAAAAGCCCTCTCTTTTAATACACTAATTTATAAATTAAAGAACTGCTTTCCAATCAAGCTGTTTTTCTTTAGGTGCACCGACCATAATTGCAAATCCAACTGTTTTTGCACTTGATTCAACTGCAGCCTGGAGAACTCTAATTTTGTAATACGGATATGGGCCATTATACGAAGGATCCACATATCTTGTTCTTTTCACGTTATCGATACTTCTGTAAGATGTTCCTTGATGCAGATCATCAGAGTAGTTACAATCTCTTAAAGTGTCTTTAACCTGGAAGAATGTTCCTGACCTATCATACTGAGCATATAACTGATCAGAAGCCGAACCGGAAAGATTAGTCGTACCTGTGTTAGATACAACAGTAAAAGGTAATTGTCTCCCGTCTTTATCAGTTGGGATAAAATCGATTACTGAGGTATATCTATTACCTTTAGCTGCACCAAGCGTTACTGTCTCTGTAGCAACTAAAAAAGGGTGCAATTTATTTATTTCAGGAGGACAATGTGCTGAAGTCGCTTTCCCACGACCATTGAATGACCAAGCCATTTTTTAACTCACTTTCTAAGCACTTTCGTACTCGGATTTTTTAATTTTTAAGTCTATTCTTCACCTTCAGGAATATGTCTTGGTATTCCTAATTTTGTTTCGAGAGACTCAAATTCTTCTTTTAATTCTTTAGCTACACCAACAGCAAATTTACCATTCTTGGTTATGAGTTTTGCATATAACTCACCATAACGCTTTGTATCAGCAATCATTTGATTTCTTTCGGCTTCCTGAGAAACTTTTGCCTCGGCAAGTGCTTTTTCTATTTCTAGTCTGGCATCTTGTTTAGCTTGTTCGCGAATCGCTTCTGCATTTACTTGGTTTGGCATTCCTGTCATAGCCAAGTTTGCAAATGCGTTCATTGCCGGCATAGATTCTGCCTCAATGATAGTTTTATTAAATCCGGGAAGTTTCCTAACTCTTTCTGCCTTTTCCTGATCAAATACTACCGCTACCCAAATACTTTGAGCTTTATCATTTCTAACAAAGCCCTGTTGGGTTTCCATTACGTCACTTTTGGTATCTTGAAACTTGCAAATCTCGCCTTTTTCATCAAATAATATTTTAGGCCCAAGTTTATTTGTAGTAAAAATACCTGCTGGTTTTTGTTTATTTTCCATATTATTCCTTTTTAAGTTAAGCCCCCTTTTCAGAGGGCTTTAATTGGTTTATAATGGTTTCGCAACTCCGTGTATGGATTCATTTGGTATCTGAATTCCGATGTCTGCCATCAGTTTATCAACGCGTCCATCCGTTCCGGGAGTTTCAACGTGTTCAACTATTCTAAATTTACGAGATCCACTTTCATCATCAGCCATATATCTAAATGTGACTGGTTTTCCTTTACCTGTTCCTTCGTGATCAAGTACAATTCCCCAATCTGAGAAGGAATTATCCATAATTACGTCCCAAGTAAGGTCAATTTGTCCGCCAAATACGGTCCAACGGTTCAAATTAACACCATACTGGGTAGTTATAGGTGTAGGATTAACTGCATATTTTTGTTTTATGATCTTTCCGAAGTTATTGCCAAGATTAGTTCCAAAATAAAGAGTTTTCATCCTGGATCCACCTGTATTAAACAAGGTAGAGAAGAAACTATCCCAATAATCTTCGTTTGCTGTTACATAGCCGATTACGTTAGTTGCAATCATACCTAAAGCACCTTTGCCATAGGTAGCGCGATAATTTGCTGCAGCGTAAGGAGAAACGGTAGCACTTATGCTCTTTGTTCCGGATTCGGTTGAGAAAGTGAAGTTATTCTCATAAAATTCCTTCATTTCCCAAATTTTCTTTTCTATTTGTTCCTTAAATGTAGTTCCATCAGTGTAGGTCTGCCCTGCTGATTGTCTTCCGGAGAAAGCTACTGATTCGCTAAATTTGGTTAAGTAATTTGAACTTTGGACTGGTTTGGTTGCTACGGCTGCTCTTGCACCTGCAAATTCGTGATCTAAAACGCCAACTTTTCTAAGGTAAGTTGCGCTTGAAGCTGTAATTGCTGTACTCCCATTCATAGAGCTGATAGTCGTATGAGTAGTAATAGTGGTACAATATACAAGCTGTAAAGTGCTTTCTACCAAAAGGATATCATTTGGCTGAATAAATGCAGTTGTAATAACTGATTCTATATTTTCGGTAGCTGAACCACCGGTAATAGAACTAATAGCGGTAGATGAAGGATAAAGTTCATCTTCCCACCAATTAAATAACCCTGCTGAGTTTACAACAGGTTTCGATGCTTTTCCTGTGGAGAAATACATCTTCTGGAATAAAGGAAACTGATGTCGGTATAAAAAATAGAGTATTCTATCATTATCCGGCATTTGTTCCGTTGATTCCACACTAAGCGAGGTCTGGACTGCTCCAGAAAGTAATGATGCCATTTTCTAAATTTCCTTCCTAACTAACACGACCTTCACTCTTTGCAATTATTTCATTTTCTTCGGCTATTTGTTCATAAACGCTTTTTTCGTCCGATTTCGATTTTTCTCTGAAAGAGGAAGTCCCATCAGTATGTTTTTTATCTGTCTTTTTTAGGGTTTCTACTTTTTTCTTTTGTTCCGCAGCGATGCGGGCTTTCTTTTCTTCTTCGGTTTCAGTTTTATCTTTCTTTTCGGATCTGCCTTTGCTAAATAAGTTTGCTTTATGATGTAATATCGCTTCCCGAACAATAGCCGTAGGTTTCATCTGAAGTCTGTCACCTATGATTTTTTGTTCATCTTCATCAAGCGATTTAAGGTATTCTTCAAATTCCCGGCTAACTTTATCAATTAACTCAGGTGAATATTCGTCTTTGTAGATTTCCTTAAGTTCGGCTTCCATATTATCGTAGTAAATTTGGGTATTTTTATCAGCTTTAAGTTCGGCTGTGGACTGAGTAATTCCAGATAACTTTTCTTCAAGAACTTTTGTGAGAATTTTCTCGAAATTCTTTTCTGTAAGTATATCCTTCTTAGCCATCCAAGCCTTATAGGCCTCAAAATCATCAACCGGATCAGGCATTTCACCAAGTTGATCCTCTGCTTTTTCTTCGGCTTCAGATTTAGCTTCCTTAATATCCTTTTTACTAAGGTCCTTAAATTCAGCAAATTCTTTTTTCAATTCCGAAAGTGCCTGGGTGTTTTGCCTAAAGATTTTATCCTGGTTTTTATACACATCTTTTAAGATAGTGATAGGTTTCCCGATAAATCCTTTGCCTAATCCCATTTCTTCAACATCTTCTTTCGTTAATACAGGAACTTCCTTTGAAGTTTCGTCAGTTTCGACTTCTTCATTCTCTTTTTCTGTATTTTTTTCTGATGGTTCAACTATTTCGTTTTCATCAGCGATTTCGTTATAGATGTTTTCTGCCATTTTTCAACTTCCTTCTCTTGCGGGTTCGTCTCTGACTTCCGCATATTTTGTTGGATTTATTGATATAAAACAAAAAAGCGGACACATAACCTATAAAAAGTTACATATCCGCTTTCTTTACTTAATTAATAAAACTGTATTGATTGTCGAATTTTTTTATTTCAATATGTATAAGAACAAGTAGCGGGTGCAG